AAATAATTACCTGTGGTGTCTGTACCTAAAGCCACAGAATTGGCTGCTATGGTCGCTGTAAGCGTACCATCAGCTAAGTTAGAGAGGGTCACAGAGCCGCTTAAATCTCCCGCTAGGGTGATCTCAGGTGACTTGTTGATCGTAGTTCCAGACGATATGTCACCACCGTTGATGTCAACGGTATTGAGTATTGGAGATGTTAAGGTCTTGTTGGTCAGTGTCTGTGACCCAGAGAGTGTTGCGACAGTGCTATCTATTGCAAAGGTAACTACATTTCCGCTACCTGATGTATCTATACCTGTACCGCCAGTAAAGGTCATAGTTTCGCTGTCTAAATCTATACTTAAAGCACCGCCTGTATCTCCTTGAAAGTCAAAGTCTTGTGCTGTTATTTGTGCATCTACATATGCTTTGATTGATTGTTGTGTGGCTAGCTTAGTGTTGCTGTCGCTTCCTAAGTTGTCCTCATCTAAAACTCCTGTGACTGTAGCTCCACCTGCTGTAAATACTAGACCTGCAAGCTTGGTATTTAAAGATGTCGCATCACTTGATGTAGTAGCTAGCCATCTTGAGTTGCTGTGGTCGTAGATTATCGTAGAGCCTGCATCGCTTGCTCCTACTGTTTCTGCTTCTGTTGTTTTGCCAAGTAATGTTGCAGCTCCTGATAGACCTTGTGTTCCTACTGTTATGACACTGATTGCATCTCCATCAGTTACTACTACTTTGTTTATTGTGTTTGTATTGGAGGTTGTGACCTTTGATATAGCCATTATCTGCTGATATTCCTCCTAATTGTATAAGTGCCTTCTAAGATGCGAAATACTCTAGACGACCCATCTACTACCTCTAGATCAAAAACACCGTCTCCTGCTGTTAAATTAGCTGTATCGGCTGCTGATATTGATAGTGTTACTGTACCTGCTGAACCGCCAAGTGCGATTCTGTTATTTGCTGTTGTAAGTGTGATTACTTCTGACGAACTCTCAGGTGTCTCCCTTAAGTCCATTTCTGCTGACGTATAGCCAGTAAGATTTATTAAGGTATCGCTAGAATCCTTTAATGTGAGGGTCTGACCAAAGGTCGCTCCCTGTTCTATGATGAAATGATGATAACCTGCACTCATGTTTATTCCCTTTAAATTTCATGGTATCTACCATCATTAGCATCTGCTGTTTAAATAATATCACTTGTTTATGTCAATGACATCAAGTGTAGGGTACAAGTCACTAAGATTTCTTCTTAGTTGTCCTTTTCTTTCTTGTGGTTTTCTTTGGAGCTTCTCCGCCTTCCCATGCTTCGTTGACATCAGGAGTGCTAGGATCGTCACCTTTTAAAGTGCCATCTTCGTTTCTTGCTCTGACAGGCTCAGATGACTCTTCTGCGCCGCCTTCCACCTTGACTTCCATTGCCCAACCATTCTCAACAAATGCTTGCATAACGTCATCCTGCCAAGATTCTTTGGCATCCACTATTTCTTCTGATTGATAAAGCTTTACATCAGTACCGTCTTTATTGGCTGATGCAGGCTTTGGAACTAAAATTTTATAACTTTTGGACATTTCTTTCTCCCTTAAGGTAGTGGGGGATTGCTCCCCCACATCCTATGCAATTAAGCGTTGTGTGCTGTGAAAGCGTTATCTTCGCTATGTCTAGCACCACTTCTAACAACCATAGCACCAATAGGTGTTCCGTTAGAATGTGTACCAGTTTTAGCTAAAACAACTCTTATATAGCGACTGTTACCTACATACTCAACTCTGAATATGCCGCCTGCTGTGTCAGGATTACCGCCTGCTGTACCATCTAATTTTAAGAAGATACCACCAGAAGATATAGTTCCATCAACTATGCCTGCTTGTGCAACATCAGTGTAAGTTGAATCATCATCAGATTCCTCTAATGAAACTTCAAAATGCACTGAGCTAGATAAAGTGTCGCCTTCTGCGCCTACGTCAACAAGAACCGTAGCTCTTTCGTAACCTTGTAGGTCAACACCAGTACCATTCGCCGCCGCAGTTCTTACAGCCGCCGCTAGGCTAACCGCAGGATTAATGTTATTTGATAAGTCTTGCATTATTTACTCCTCGCTTACGCTGATACTTTTTGTTTAACAATAGCTTCGGCTTGTACAACCTGACCACCAACTCTTCTTCTAGCAACGTATCTTACGTTTCCAGATGTAGCTTGTGTGAATGGATCACGTTGGACTGCTAAAGCAACCCTGTCTACGATCATGTAGGCTCTGCTGAAATCACCAAACAGCACAGGGAATGCTCCTGCACCTACGTCTGGCATATCTGTAGCCTGAACATATGGGAATCCCAAAATTGTATTTGGTACTCCACCTTGTAGAGACATACCTGCTTGGAACACATATTGTCCTGCGGTATCTTTCAGCTTTCTGATAGCAGCTAAAGTAGTTCTGTTGAAAACAAAAGAACCGTTTTGGCTATACTCAGACTTGATGCTGTGAACTAATGTGATAAGACCATCAGCTAATAAAGCTGTGCCATTACCAGAATTAACTTCACTGACATTGCTGTTAGTCAATAAACCTTCAGGTTTACCAACTGAGTTACCACTGACAAATGCAGTTCCTTCAGCTTTTGCAAATTGCTCTGCAAACTCTGATTGCATCTCAGCCTCAAGATCAAAGACAGTATCTTCTAAGTTTTGCTCAGAGATGTCTACTAAGGCATACAGTTCGTGAGCAGGAACTTCTTCTAATGCTACATTGTAGCCAGAAGTTTCTGATCTAGAACCTTGTTCAGCAACCCACTGGGCTGAGAACTGACCTGATCTTTTTGGTATTTGCACAGATCGTTGACCTGTAGTTCTAACTCTTGCAATCGTACGAATAGGTGAGATTTCAGTTACTGTTTTCAATAACTCTCTTACGTATTCTGGTGGTGCAAGATATCCACCTGTGCTGTCATTACTGACAGTCAATGCTTTCTTTTCATCTGGATCAAGGTTTTCTAAACCTTTTCTCACAAATTTATCAAAAGCCTCACTGGTCTCGTCAATTTGCTTTGTATCAAAGCCTGAGTTTGGTCTTTTCATAACCGTCTCAAGCTGCTCTACTTGCTCTTTGATGTTGTCCTGTGAGAGTTCGGCTTTAGTCATTTTCTGATTAATTTCTTCAAGACCGTCAAGCTTGCTTTCAATGTTAGCAATCTTGTCGTCTAAAAGAGCATCATGACCTTTGCCTGATTCTAATGCGTCTAGTTTCTCATCATTAGCTTTCTTAAATTCTTCAAAAGCCTCACCGAGTTCCTGTACCGCACCTTTTATATCTATTTCAGACATAATCAACTCCTTACAGTTTATTAATGGTTAATGTTAATGTGTTTATGGCATCTACCAAGTCAGCATTATCATCAACCTCTCGCTGAGTAAATGCTTGATGAACAGCTTTTGCTGCTATCTTAGATTCTGAACGAGAGAGGTCAAAAGCATCACGCATTCCATTCTCCCATTCTCTGATAGAAATTTCCTCGCCCTTTACAGAACGAATAGTCGCTCTTGGGTTCATAGGGAAAGTAACGAGGCTTACTTCCATCAAATCTAATTCTTTAATAATTCTTTTTCCTGTGCCTTTGTCGTACTCTACTTCTTTAGGATTTACTTTGAATCCTATAGAGAGACCGTCTAACGCACCCATTTTCATAAGTTCGTAGGCATCTCTTCCAGAAGTTGTACCGAGGGCTAGCTGTCCCTTGACGTACAATCCGTGGCTATCTTCTTTAATGTCTGTGAATACACCTATGGGCATATCTGTCTTGTGTTGATATAAGAGCTTTACACCTTTGACTCCTCTTCTTCTAAGAGTCTTAGTAAATGCACCATCTTTTACAACATCATTGCCTAGATCAGTATTATTAAATACAGAGCCATAGCCTTCAAAAGTGCCATCCTCTTCTGTAGCAATCAATTCAGTTTTTACATCTATAAATGATTTGAAATCTTCTACGTTATCAACCTCAGAGTCACAAGAGCATCCTGTATCTTTTTTCTTAGGTTTTTTCTTTTTGGGTTTCATTTGTCCGCCATATCCATATCCTGACTCTTCTGAACTTAATTCATCTCCAGTCAATCTTGTGTAATCGGCATGTGAACTGCAAGGCATATAGACAGTGTTACCGTCCTCATCGTGAGTATGAGTGCCTGAACACCCTATCTCCTTCGCCCTCTCTTCCGCTTCTTCTTCAGTGGTAAATACATCTTTACGCACCTCTCTCTTCTCATCGTTCCCTTTGGAATCGTAGCTTGAACTACAGACAGCTAGTCTTTGGTTGTTATCGTATTCATCCGTCATAGTCTTATCTCCCATACAACGACTCATAAATTTGCTTCTACTTTCTCCTGAATTTGGTTTAGGTATTGGCATTATGTCTACATATAGTATCTGAATGATCAATCTTGCACAACATCTTGTTCATCCACATAAATTATTACACATCTACAGTTAATATTATTCTTTGCTCCGCCTCTTGGATCACCAGTGTGAGCCATGGGCAAACCACCTACTTCAAAGTCCTCATCCATTTGTCGCACTTGTCCATTTGCAATTGAATGATCGCTTCTAGTTCTTAGATCATTAGTAGCTCCCCATCTTTTTACTAACTT